GGCATCATTTCGTATCGCTTTCCGTGGGGCCTTGATACGCCTTACCAGGGAAGGGACAATCATCCCATGGACCTGTTCAAGAAGGTGAAGGCAAGTCCCGCGATGGCGTCGGCCCCTATTGCAGCAGCTGCCGGTGCTCCGCAGGGCCACAGCTTCATCGGCTACAGCGTGGGCGCGTTGGAGGAACAGGCCCTGAGCGTCCCGACCGTGGCCAGGGCCATCTCCCTCCTGTCCACGGTCGCGGCGACGCTCAATCTCCGCACCTACACCCTGCAGTGGACCGGCCAGCGTTATGAGAAGCTCTACGTCGAGGGCGAGAGCTGGATGACGCGGCCCGATCCAAAGGTCACGCGCAACTTCATCATGGCCAAGACGGCCCGCGACCTTATCCTGTATGGACGCGCGTTCTGGATGATCACCAGCCGCTACAGCACCGGGTTCCCGGCCACCTTTCAGTGGCTGCCGGCCAACCTCTGCGACACGCCGGACAACGCGCCGCCGGAATGGTTCGGGCCCGCCGAGCGCGTGCAGTTCAACGGCCAGCCGCTGGACGTTTCCCAGCTGGTGCAGTTCCATTCCGGCAGCCAGGGGATCATCTACCAGGGCCGTCGCGCAATCCAGATCGCATTGAGGCTTGATCAGTCTGCCGAGCGTTTCGCCACCAACGAGATCGCCGCCGGCTACCTGCAGCAGAAGGGTGGCGAGCCGATGAGCGGCGAGGAGTTGGCCGAGATGGCTGCCGCCTGGGCGCAGAACCGCCGGACCAACAGCATCGGCGCACTGAATGAGCACGTTTCGTTCACCTCATTCGACACCGATCCATCTAAGCTGCAATTGGTCGAGGGCCGGGAGTATCAGACCAAGGAGCTCAGCCGGCTCATGGACATTCCGGCGTACCTGCTGGCCATTGACCAGTCGGGCATGACCTACGCCAACGCTCAGCAGGCCCGCCAAGACCTGATCCTGTTTGGCGCCAGGCCGATCCTCCACGCCATCGAGGAGCGCCTCAGCATGGATGACATTCTCCCGCGTGGCCGTCATGTGGCATTCGCCCTGGATGAGTACCTCGAGGAGTTCACCGATCTGCAGATGCCGGACAATGTGCCGGCGCAACCCGTGGAGCTGCCGCAATGATCCGTTTTAACGCCGATGCCAGCCTCATCACCGCCGAGGCGGGCGACGACACCCGGCCGGCCCGCATCGCCGGCCTGGCTGTGCCTTGGGATGTGGTGGCGACTGTGTCCGATGGCCAGCGCGTCAAGTTCGCCCGTGGCGCATTCGATCCGGCGCAGAAGGCGCCCAAGCTGATCGAGAACCACGATCTGACCCAGCTGCGCGGCGTCGTGGACACGCTCACCGACACCGAGACCGGACTCGAGTTCGAGGCTGCCCTTGCCGACACGGGCCCGAGCCGTGACGCCATCGCACTGCTCAAGGCTGGCGCCTATGACTCAGTGAGCGTAGGCGCCCAGCCGATCAAGTTCACCACAGACGCCGAAGGCGTGATGACCGTGACAGAGGCCCACCTGGCCGAGCTGTCGCTGGTGGCCATCCCCGCCTTCAGTGAGGCGATCATCACCGAGATCGCCGCGACCAGCCCCGATGCAGAGGAGGGGCAGGAGCAGGAACTGCAGGACCCGCAGGAGACCGACGACAACATCGAGCAGGAGACTGAGGAAATGTCCGAAGCCGAGACCGTGGCGGAGCCCATCGAGGCCGAGGCCACCATTCCCACCAACCCGATCATCTATGCCGCCAAGGCCGAGCTGCCCAGCCCTGTGGAGTACCTCTCCGCGTACTTCAAGGGCGGCGTGGAGTTCGAGAAGGTGCAGCGTGCCGTCATGGCAGCTGCGCCCGAGGTCGCCACGGCTGACACGCCTGGCATCCTGCCGACCCCGATTGTCGGGCCGGCGTACAACAACTACATCGGCCGGCGCCCGGTCGTGGACGCCATCGGCGCCCGCGCCATGCCTGGCGGCGGCAAGATCTTCATCCGTCCGAAGGTCGTGACCCACACCAGCATCGCCGAGCAGGCTGCCGAGTTCGACACGCTGCAGAGCGGCACGTTCGTCGTGGACGATATCCAGGTCACCAAGAAGACGTTTGGCGGGTACGTCAACATCTCCGAGCAGGACCTGGACTGGACCGACCCGGCTGTGCTCAGCCTCATCCTCGATGACCTGGGCCGCATCTACGCCAACGCCACGGACAACTACGCGGCCGACCAGCTGGCGTCCGGCGTGACCAATAGCAACAACTTCACCGCCGCGAGCGCGGGGGACCCGGCTTACTGGGCAACGTGGATCGCCGAGGCTGCCAAGGACATTCTGAGCGGGTCGAACGGCAACCTGCCGACGCACCTGTTCATGCACCCTGGCATCTGGCAGGACCTGATCGGCCTGTCGGACACGGCCGACCGTCCGATGTTCCCGCAGATCGGCCCGATGAACGCCCTGGGCAACCTGACGCCCGGCTCTGACGCCGGCAACGCCTTCGGCCTCACTGTCATCGTGGATCGCAACTTCGCCTCCGGCACGCTGATCATCGGCGACGCCTCGGGGTACGAGATCTACGAGCAGCAGAAGGGCGCCATCACGACGGACAACCCGACCGAGCTGAGCCGCACGCTGGCCTGGCGTGGCTACTTCGCCACGACCATGCTGGACGCTGACAAGTTCGTCAAGGCCGCGTTCGTCTAGTAGCCGCTGAGCCGACCGGCTGCCCGCCATGCCTTCCTATTCGATCACTCATCGCCAGGTGACGGATGACTACCTTGTCGTCCAGACCCTTGAGGACACCGATATTGGCATCGGGCAGTCGGTCACGCTCACGGGGCTCGGATCAACGCTGAACGGGACCTACACGGTCGTCGCAGTACCGCTGTACCGCTTTTTGGGCGTTGATGATGAGGGCGACTTCATCCTCGAGCCTGAGATCATCATCCTCAACCAGCTGATGATGGCCAAGACCCACGCCGACGTCGAGCGCGGGCCCGTGAGCGGCACGCTCAGCTTCGCGGCAACCTGTACCTGGATCACCAATCAGATGGTGATTGACTGGCTGGGAATCTCGTCGGCCACGGCCAATGACACGGCCTTCATCACCAAGTGCGTGGGCGCGGCGAACGCCTATGCCTACCGCCGCCGGCGGGAAGCCGGGTACTTCGACAGCCTCACCACCGTGCCTGGTGGCGACGTCGAGCTCGGGACGATCATGTACGCCGGCAGCCTGTACCGCGAACGGGGCAGCGTGGACTCGTACGCTTCGTTCGAGGAGATGGGTACGCCGGTTGCCTTCGGCGCTCACGGCCAGATCAACAGGCTGCTCGGCGTCAACCGTTCGCAGGTCGCATGAGCGCCACCGGCGTCTTTTCTGAGGCCCGCGACACGCTGGTCACGACCCTCACGGCGCTGGGGCTCAAGGTCGTGACCGACATTCGCAACGCCAGGCCGCTCACGGTGCTGGTGGATCCGCCCACCTTCACTTGCTTCAACAGCAACGTGGCCGACATTGAATTCGGGGTGCAGATCCTGGCAGCGCCGCCAGGCAACCTCGATGCGCTGGATTACCTCATTACCACAGCAGACACGATCATGGACAGTGATGTTTCTGTGATCCGTGGCATACCAGGGATCATGCAGATCGGGGGCCAGGAGGTCCCCACGTATGATCTGACCGTCAGAGTCGGGACCCAAAGGAGTTAGCCGAAATGGCCACCACCACCTACCTGAGCCAGCCGGACGAGCTGACCGTCGCGGGTGTTGACCTCAAGGATCAGTGCTCGAGCATCAGCCTCACGCTCGGTTACGCATCGCTCGATCGCACCGCGTTCGGCGACACCGGATCGCAGATGACCGCCGGCCTGCAGACAGTCGAGGGCACCATCACGTTTTACGTTGACTATGGCGCGTCCGGTGTCGAGGCCACGATCAACGGCGAGGTCGGCGATGGCGATACCGTGATCGTCGTCAAGAAGGACGCCGGCGCCGTGAGCGCGAGCAACCCTGAGTACACGATCACCAACACCATGATCGCCGACTACCCGCTCACCTACACCGTGGGCGAGCTGCAGGTGATGGAAGTTTCGTTCTCGGGCGGTACCTGGGCCCGCGACGTCACGCCATAGGACTCACGACAAGGGGAAGCAATGGCAGAAGCAGTCACCGGCAACATCCGTTTCACCATCGGCGGTGTTCCTCATGTGGTGGACATTTCGAGCATCAAGGCTGTCGTGCAGTTCGAGCGACACTTCGACACCTCAGCCCAGGTGCTCTCAATGTCGCCACGGATGGAGTACATCGCGTTCATGGCCTGGACCGCAGCTGGCAACGCTGGCATTGAGGTCCCCGAGGAGTTCGATGATTTCCTCGACGCGGTTGATGAGATCGAGGTCGTGGATGATGAGGATGGACGCGATGTGCTCCCTACGGACGGGGGACAGTCAGCCGAGCTCTAGCCGTCGTGCTCGTTTCAACCGGCTACTGGCCCCCTGAGGTGCCGTTCACCATGAAGGATCTGAACACCGTTCTCGAGGTCATCAAGGAAAGCAACCGCTAGTGCCGGTCAACGCCAAAGTCGAGGTCGTGGGCGTCCGAGACACGGTTGCTGCTCTGCGGAAAATTGACCCCAACCTCCGCAAGCAGTTCACGCGCGACATGAAGGTACTGCTCAAGCCGGTGGTCGAAAGCATCCGTGCCAAGTACCCGCGTATGCCGCTTTCCGGAATGGTGCGCGAATGGACGCCCAACGTCGAACGTGGTTACACAATTTTCCCGTGGAATTGGGCCAGTGTTCGCCGGGGAGTGACCATCAAGACTTCGACGCGCAAGAACAAAAACTCGGTGGTGTACATAAGCCAGGCTAACCCAGCTGGCATCTTGTTCGAGACCGTCACGCTAGGCAACGAGCTTGGCCGGAACATTCGCACCGTGGCGCCGCGCGCGATGTGGCCCACTGTTGACGCTCATGCCAGCGAGATCAACGAGGCTGTCCAGAAGGTAGTAATTGAGGTCGAACGCCAAGTGATTTCAGAGCTGCCGAGAGGATTCGCGTAATGGCCATTACCATCCCAATCCTCACGGATTTCAAGGGCCAGGGCATTGACAGGGCCGTCGCCCAGTTCCAGAAGCTTGAGGGCGCCGGCCAGAAAGCTGGTTTTCTTGTTCGCAAGGCTGCACTGCCGGCAGCTGCGGCATTGGGCGCACTTGGCGCGGGAGCCATTGTGGCGGCCAAGGCGGCGGCGGAGGACGCTCAGGCTGCCGACAAGCTGGCAGGCACGCTCAAGCGCGTTACAGGCGCCTCTGATGCCGCTGTCGTTTCGACAGAGGACTACATCAGCACGCTGTCCCAGTCCGTTGGCGTTGCCGATGACGAGCTCAGGCCGGCCCTTGGGAAGCTGGCCACGGCCACCAAGGATCTTGGCAAGGCTCAAGGGCTACTCAGTACGGCCCTCGATATCAGCGCGCAGACTGGCAGGCCTCTGGAATCAGTCACCACCGGACTGGCCAAGGCTTACGGCGGCAACCTGGGGGCGCTCAAGAAGCTACTGCCGGGCTTCGATGAGGGCATCATCAAGAGCAAGGATTTCGGAGCAGCTCAGGAGGAACTGGCGCGGCTGACTGGGGGCGCTGCAGCTGCGAACGCCGAGACCGCCGCCGGTCGCTTCAAGAAGTTCCAGATCACGCTGGACGAAACCAAGGAAAGCATCGGATCGGCGCTGCTGCCGGTGTTCGAGGCATTCCTTCCGATCCTGCAGAGCGTCGGCAAGTTCGCCCAAGACAACAGCAAGCTCATCGTCATTCTCGCTGGCGTGTTCGGTGGCCTGGCGACGGCCATCATCGCCGTGAACGCTGCCCTTAAGGTTCTTGGCCTGGTATCACTCCTGACTAATCCCGTGGGCTTGGCCATTGCCGCGGTGGCCGCGCTCGTCGCCGGCATCATCATCCTCTGGAAAAAGTCGGAGACCTTCCGCGACATAGTTACCGGCGCCTGGGAAGCAGTGCTTACCGTGGTGCAGAAGGTGTGGGACTTTTTCAAGGGCCCGCTCAAGGCTGCCTTCGACGTCATCGAGGGCGTCATCAAGACGGTGGCGGCCCTGGTGCGCGGAGATTTTTCCGGCGTATGGGACGGGCTGAAGCAGGTTGTCGGCGGTGTGCTCGATTACCTCAAGGCGCTGTTTGTTGACTTCCCGCTCAAGCTGGCCGGCGCATTATTGAATATTGGCAAGGCAATCGTCACCGACATTGTCAGCGGCGTCGTGGATCTGGCCGGGAACATCTGGAACAAGATCAGCGAGATGCCAGGTGCGCTGTTGAATAAGGCCGCAGGCTGGCTCCAAGGGCTTGGCAACATTGGTGGGAAGGTCATTGACTGGATCGTTGGTGGCGTGAGCGGTTTGGCTCAGGAAATTTGGGACAAGATCAGCGGCTTCCCAACAGCCCTCTGGAACAAGATCAAGGACATCGCCGGAAACATCAAGGAGATCGGCAGCGGGATCGCCGATTGGATTGTCAACGCCTTTACTGAGGGCTTGAAGGGTCTGGGAAGTGCCATCAAGAGCGCAGTTCTCGCTCCGATCCGATGGTTGGCCAACAAGATCGTCAACAACTGGCCGGACATTCCGGGCCTGCCAGGGCCCCCAGGTTGGCTCAAGAGTCTGCAGACTGTCGGCTTGGCTGAGGGCGGCATTGTAGTGAAACCGACCATGGCGCTTGTGGGCGAAGCCGGGCCCGAGGCTGTCGTGCCGCTTCGCCGTGCCAATGAATTCGGTCTTGGCGGCGGCATGACGATCAACGTCGAAGCCGGCCTCATCAGCACGCCTGATCAGATCGGCCAGCAGATCATCGAGGCCATCCAGAAGGCTCAGCGCCGTTCGGGCCCGGTGTTCGCGCCGGCATGAGCCACACGCCTGAGATCCAAGTGCTGGTTGGGTTCGAGACCACCACCGGGTTCGGCAACCCGTTTCAGCTCGATAACGCCACGTACGGCAAGCTCGATACCGGCACCCTGGGCGGCGTGCAGCTGGTGGATCTGACCAGCATGATCCGCAGCATCAACATCAAGCGGGGCCGCAACCGTGAGCTTGAGCAGTTCAACGCCGGCACCGCGTCAGTGGTGTTCTACGACCCCACGCGCATCCTTGACCCGCTCAACACCGCCAGCTCGTATTACCCGTTCGTAGGCCCGCGCAATCCCATCGAGGTTTATGCCGATGGCGTAGACATTTTCTGCGGCGTCGTGACCGATTGGAATATTGACTACGGAGTCGCAGCCAACGCCACTGACACTGTTGCCAGGTGCGCTGACGCCTTCACAGTGCTGGCTAACCAGGCAATGGACGATTGGACGCCGACCGCCCAAGCATCCGGCGCCCGCGTCAATGCCGTCTTGGATCGTTCGGAAGTCCGCTACCAGGGCCCGCGGTCAATTGACACCGGCAGCTCCACGCTTGGCGCATATGCCGTTGCGGCCGGTACCAACGTCCTCACGTACCTGCAGACGGTCATGGCATCGGAACAGGGCTACCTGTTCATCGCCGCCGATGGGACCCTTACGTTCCGTGGTCGAGCAACGGCGCTGAACGCCACGCCCACCATCACGTTCAAGGATGATGGCACCGGGGTTCGGTATCAGAGCTTGACCAACGCCTACGGCGACGAACTGCTCTACAACTACATTCAGACTCAATCGCCTGCCGGCGCAGTGCAGATCAACTCCAATGCAACGTCCATTGCGCT